TTGATTGAAGAAGTAACAAATATTATTGAAGAAGTTGTTTTGATCGATCACGGAAAGATTATATTACAAGATACTGTTGAGAGTCTTTTAGAAACAGGATACAGTGTCTCAGGAATCTCTCACGAAGTTGATCAGTATTGCTCAGATAAAAACGTGATCGGGCATGACGAATTAGGCAATATGAAAATCGCCTATATATTAGATAACAAAACGTCCATCCCCCCGGACAGCAGCCTTCATTTTTCATCCATGAATTTACAAAAATTATTCGTAAAATTGACAGAGAAAGGCGGAAAATAGTATGAATAAATTAAAATCAATCATCCAATACGAATGCATGACCTCTTTTAAATATATATGGATCTTCTACGCAATCCAATATGCAATCGTCGGACTTATCACTCTGATCATCGGCATTGTCTCCGGAAGCTTTGAAAATGTCGGAACAAATTGTTTGGAAATCAATACTTTGTTTTTCGTAAGCATTTTGGGCGCCTTAGGGTTTAAAGAAGATTTTAAAACACTTATACAAAACGGATTTACACGTAAATATATTTTCATTGCGGCGCTTTCTTTATTTAGTTTTATGTCCGGAATCATGGCATTTATAGATACAGTCGTAGGAAATTTTCTTCATTATTTTAATAAGGATTATACATCCCTATACAGCGGAATCTACGGCTATGACAATATAGTGATGAACTGGCTCTGGCTCTTCCTTGTGTATGTAATGTTTTGTTGTCTTCTATATTTAACGATACTTATAATCAATAAAATAGGCAAAACCATGTCTATCTATTGCGGCATTCTTTTCATCGGATGCATAGTGCTTATCACTGCATTATTCAGATATGTATTTTCCGCTGAACTGGTAAAAAATATTTTAAATTTCTTTATGAAAGCAGCCGGTTTTGTGAAGGGCGATACAATTAACTACTTCTATCCCTCTTTCTCTTTATTACTCATTATCGGCATTTTAGGAACTACATCTTTTGTGGTCATTAGACGAACCGAACTCAAATAATCTGTCTGCAGCAAGAACGCTGATACCTAAAGTTACGTACTGCCTCGCATGTACTACACGGCAGAATTAAAGGCTGTCGCAGAACATTACGAACTGCGATAGCCCTTAGTTTTACAGTGATAAAGAAGTATTTATAATAATTTATTACTAACGCTGACAGACAGGTTTGTAGAACAAACAAGTTCTTTCTCCTTAAACCATGTCGGTAAAATAGTGGATATCCTAGCAATCTCACCATTACGAAAAATGGCAAAACGGTGA